AAAAAATAAGTTTTTTTCAAAAAAAGTAGATATTTAATTAAGTTGTTTTTTGCTGTGCTTCTCTTTCTTTTCTTTTCTCGAGGAGCTCCTTAACTCTATCTCTTTTTCTTTCTTCTTGTTGTTCTTCGAAACCTAAGAAAGTTACTGAGGATTCAGTATCAATCTCCAATAATTCATTATTGAATTTACAGTTTTCGAAAACAACACCATCCTTACCCAAACGGGATTTGGTGATTGCAATTGTTGCCAAATTCATCTCCTTTTGTTGAAGTGTCTTTGCAACAGTGATGATTACGTGACCAACCTGAGCCTTTTTAATTGAGCCACCCATTTGGTCAGTCGTAACAACTTCGGACGAAATTGAAGACCTATTACCTTGTGTAGCGGTCCATCCAACGAGATTCAGTTCGTGACACATAGCCTCGAACCCTCTCATTACAGAACCTTCGGCTTTCCACTCATCTTTTGCACTTGATTCAGGAAGAACACAATCAATATAATCCAACAAAATCAAATCAATTTTGTTACCGTCAGCAATCATTTTTCTGACTTGGTTCTTAATTTGATTCATAGTCATAGTATCTGAAGCAAGTTTCTTGAGAACCAATTTGTTTTTCATTGTCTCTTGAATCTCAGTAATCTTAGACATAACCTCTTCTTTGTGGTTAGCCAGATTATCAGGTTCAATACCAGTCCATATTGTGAAGTGTTTTCTTTGAACAATCTTTGGGTTGTCTTCGAAGAATATTTGAAGAACATTATAACCCAAATTAAATGCTGTGTTTGCAATCTTGGTAAGTATTGTTGTCTTTCCCACCCCTGTTGGTGCTAAGATAACTCCAATTTCTCCTTTTGCCAAACCACCCTTGAGAAGTTTGTCGATTCCAACAATACCCATTGGGATTGGATGACGATAGTCTTCTTCTAATACAGTATCAAGACCTGTGAAAATATCTGAAGTCCCTTTGTCAGTTTGACCAACCTGAAGAGCGTCTCTCACCAAACCTTCAACCTTATCATAAGATTCAAAGTCACCTTCGGTGATAATCTTCTGTGCTCTATCCATAGCTTTTTGAAGTTCCTGTTGTTTACAAAACTTCAAAGCCTTTTCCTGAACAAACACAGTCCCTTCAAACGGAGCTTCCTTTACTTGTTTGATTGTGTCCAACACAATCTTTGCCACAAGTTCTTGTGTTATTTCAGATTTAACAATCTGTTCTAATGTATCGAAGTTTGGGGTAGACTCATATTTTGAAAAGTATTCTTTAATCATCTGAATGATGATTTTGAAATACTTGTTGTCGAAATACGAAGATTCAATTACATCCATAATAGATGATGAAAAGTCCTTATCTTCTATAATTTGGTTTAATAATTGTAACTGAAACTGATTGCCTAAATAATCGAAATTTTTATTCATAAATTGAAACTTACCCCTCTATATTATTAAATACTTACTTACTCAAATCAAATTCCAAATACTGGTAACTTAATTCAGGATTTGAAAAAATGTCAGTCAATTCACGAAGGACATCTTTCAAAAATGGTCTTACGTCAACCGTATAACGAACTTTTGGTGGAAACTTTTTTCCGTCAAAAATTCTCTGACAAATTGTCTGTTCTCCAACCTTTACAAAAAGGTTAAAGATTTCAGGACCTTCAGTGAATGAAGTCTCCATAATCTTCGGGTCATTAATGATAGACTCTTTATTATCCATCATGTAGATAACTGTCTTCATTTTAAGATAATACTCGAGCTCTTCTTTCAAACCTTTAATGTATTCATAAAGCTCTACAGAGTTTTTTGCTTTCGGGTTATACCCTCTCACATTAAAGAATCTTTGGACAACAATGTTGTCATTCAAGGTTAGCAAAAATTCCATTTTCGTGCTGTCTTGTTCTTTCATAGTTTTAATTTTTGTTTGTGTTTCGTTTTTCTTTTCTTGTTAATTTCATGAATGGTTTTAGGAAGTTTACCCAAGCCTCATCATTCTTAGGTAGGTAATTAAAGAGACCGTCTTCCATCATCAGTCTCATTAAATTCTTATATCCTCTGTCTGTGGGGTCAATTGTATCGGTGTGGATTTGCTCTACAAGTTGTTTTCCTTCATCAGTTATTAACGGATTGTCAAGGTCAACAATTTTAGAGTTTATTGTGTAAAACTTTTCTCCAAGTATACCACTTTTTGTCTTGCCTGTCAAAATATTTGATAAACTTTTAATAGGTTTCTTTTGTGGGATATTTCGTGCAATATCCAACAATTCTTCGACAGTGCAGGATTTTTCCTGCATTTGTGGGAATAGTTTGATTAAAGTTTTTTCACCCAATCCCTCAATACCTTCAATGTTATCTGACTTATCTCCCGTAAAGATTTTACACACGGTTACATTCTGATGAGGAATGTCCACCTTGTTAATAGAAATCTTATCACCGTTTTTGAAATATTGTTTGTGAACAGGGGAATAAATTGTTACACGTTCAGAAATGAGTTGGGTTAAGTCTTTATCTGCTGAGAATATAATAATGTTTTCTTGTGTGGCTATTTTACAGTAATGGGCAATCAGGTCGTCAGCTTCGTTATTCATCATCTCAACCTGTCGCACGAATACCTCCTCCAAATACGTCTTTACTCTTGCCTTTTGTTGCAAGTAAGACTCGTATTTATAATCATTCATATCCTGTCTTCGGTTTCCCTTATACAATGGATATATACTTTTTCTTATTGAGGAATTGGAATCTCCGTCCCAAAAGACTACGACTTTGTCGTGGTTGTGTTCGTCCAAGAATCGGCGAAGAGTATTAATAAAATGATAAACACCCCCTACGTGAGCCCCATCATTATAAAGTTCTTTAACACCATGGAAACCAATCTTGAAAAGATTATCCCCATCTACCAGTAAAGTTTTAGACACATAATTTATTTAAGGGTTACTAATCTTCTCTTTCTTCTTTCAAGTCAAAGTCACCATCTGTTCCGATAATATCTTTCCAGTATTCAGCATACTCCTTCTTGTATTTTTCAATCGAAGCTTTCTCTTCAGACGCTTCTTTTCCTGCCAAGAATCCATGTGGTGTAACGATGATTCTACCATCATCAAATCCTAATCCATTAATGTGATTCTTCAACACAGATACTTTACTTCTTACCGCAAACTTAACACTTCTTTTGTCTTTAGTCGCAGTAATCTTAGTAGTTCCAGCGCCTTTTTGATTACCAAATAAAAACACCAAGGATGAGTTTAACCATACAGCGTTTCCACCTTTAGCCATAATCTTTGGTTGACCAAATGGATTATCAGGTAATTCAACCCAAGGTTGATTGATGATAATCAAAGTATTTTCCCATTTAGAATCTGACTTTCTTGAACCAGAAATTCTTTGGTTGATACCCATACCAATTTTGTCTGACAATACAGATGCGTTGTGTTGCTTACCACCCTTACCGTCATATGTCATCTTACAAGGCACAGACCCCACAGAATCCCAAATAAAACATAAGCTTGGTGATTGTGTTCCATCTTCATCTTCGTAGTCTAATTCACCCTTTTCCTGAGCATCTAACAATGAGTTGATATAGTCAGTAATTTGTTCGATATAACTGAAGTTGTTATTGAAGATGAAAAATCCACCCCAATCCATTTCTCCTGTTTCTTCGTCAACTATTTCTTCACAGTCAAAACCCATAAGTTTTGCGTGGTCGAAAGACCATTTCTGTTCTGTAATGATAAACACAGGAAGAATCTTTTTCTTTTGACAGTCAACAGCCGCTTTGATTGCCGCAGTTGTCTTACCTGTATCTGAGTGACCCAAGAACATATTCAAATGTCCAACGGCAGGACCAGGAAGTCCAACGGCATCTAAAAAATCTTCACCAAGGTCAAGGAACCTTTGAGGTTTATATTTTGCTGAAGTTGAGAACTTCTCTTTTACTTGATTAAAATTAGTCTTCTTGATTGCCATTTAATATTCTTTTGATACTGGGTAATTTATTTGTTTTGTTTCGGTTGTAAAACATTGTGTCCTCTTCATATAATTCTCCAATCTCGTCCTCATGAAAGGTAATCAACTTTATTAGCATGTCATCTTTATCGTCGGTTTCTTCTCTTAACATACCAAACAAAACAGTATCACCCACTTGTTTGTTTCTACCCGAAAAATAATTTTTGTCTTTTAACTGACTGAAAAACTCGAAAGACAATGTTTTATTGTCTCTGATTTGTAATTCAATTTCTTCTTTGAAAGTCATATAAATAATAATAAAATGGGTGGGGACGAACCCCACCCGTTATAAATTAGAATGGTAAGTCTGTGTCAACTTCAGAGTTTTCCTGTGGGTCAGCCATCTTTTCTTTAGATTTGCTACCACCACCAACTGTAGTAGTTTCAACAGATAAGTCACCATAAACGTAACCACCTTTTTCACTATCCCACTTTGGAGTTTCTCCACGAGCGATTGCTTCAAGATACTCTACAGGTTTTTTAGAATAAACATCAGTCCAAGATAATTCATCTTTAACCCAAGCATCTGCTTGTTCTTTTTCTTCGTGAACTGCTGTTGGGTCATCATACATGATTGTTGATACACTTGTGTATTCTTTACCTGCAGGTGTTTTTGATTTGGTTAACTCGATGATAAGGTCACGTCCTTTTTCAGCGTCAGTGATATCACCTTTGTTTCTCCAAATTGGAATGATTTTATCTAAGATACCATCATTCTTATAGTTGTGTTTAAATCTCCAAAACTTTGGACCATCTTCTTCGTGGTCTCTATCGATTACTTTTACAATATAGAACTTACGAGACTTATATTGTTTCGCCAATTCTTTGTCAGATTCTTTTCCTGTTGACATTAACTCTTCGTAAACCTCATTTAAAGGTGAACGTTCGTTATCATTTTTTCCTGGGTCATAGAACTTTTGCCATTGACCCCCAACTTGGATTTCGTGATACCAAGCTTCTTTGAATGGTGATGAACCATCTTGAGTAGGAAGGATTCTTACTCTTCTTTGTCCTGATTTCTCTTTATCACCAAGGATTAAAGCGAAATACTTTTTCATTCTTTCGTCTTGCGACATTTTACTTTGGGCCCCGCCCGATGCGTTCTGTGATTTCTCATACTGTGCCAATACGGCGTCTAATACATTACTCATTTTTAAATAATTAAAGTGTTTAAATTGAATTATAAATATAGTTGAAAGTATCTCTTATGTCAAATAAAAAAGGTCATCTTTCGATGACCTTCTGAAAATTTTAAACCATGTCTTGACCTGGTTGGAATGAACTCCTAATGTCAGTCGGATTAATGTCTTCAACTTCGTCTGAAGTTAAAACATAATCTTTTTTACCTGTTTTTTCCATCTCAATTTTTTTGTCATCAAAGAAATCTGATAACTTTTGGTTGAAAGGATATGAATCATAAGTTCTTAATTCTAACTTTTCTTGTGGAGTTTTCTCTCTATACTTTTCGATTTTATTCTCAATAGTGTTGAGTTTATTCATCAAAGCATCCATCTCAGATAGTTTGGATTCTAATTTTGAGATTTGTCCGAAAAGGTTATTGAAATACTCATCTTGTTTTTGTTCTATGTTTTTTTGAGAATCGACAAGGTCAGTTATTTCTAACTCTTCTGTTCCACCTTCATCACCTTCTGTTGAGTCACCCTCATCGTCAATTACTTCAACGTCTGGGTCATTTTCAACATCGATTTTTTTTGGTGTTTCTGGTGTTGTTGGAGCTGCTGGTGCATCGGGTGCAACAGGGGCTCCTTCACCCGCTCCTGTTGGTGGGATTGCCGCAGTCACTTCATCAGCCACAGCATCTGTTGGTGGTAATGGAGCGTCTTGCTCATTAATGTAGTTGTTGATACTCTTGTATCTTTGAATTTCACTTAGAATTTTTTTGTCTAAACTCATTTTATTATCCGTTTAATAATTGTTTTATTCCTTGTGCGGTTTCCACTTTAACTCTTCTATTAGTGTATACTTGATGTCCCGCTCTTTCAATCAATCCATCTTTTTCTCTAACAACATAACATTCGCCTGTGTCTAAATCACAAACTTCTTTTGTTCCGTTACCGTTGTCTTGCTCAGAAAATCTCACTGATTTTCCAAGGTAATTGTCTAAGGCTGTTTTAATGTTCATAAAAAATATGTTTATTATAAATATAATGAAATAGTTAAATTACATTTTATGCATATGTGAGTGGTGGTGTTAATATTATTGGTGATGAATTATTATAACTATTCAATGTTATATTATATTGAATACCTGGAACTCCACCAAGTAATGTTGGAACCGAGAATTTAAGTTTAGTTGTTCCAATAAGTTGTATTGACCTTATGTCTACCAATTGATTATTAACTAATATTTCTCTAACAAATTCCAAGTTAGTTCCATTAATTGTAATAATTGTTCCCGGAGATGCCGTTGTCGGTGAATATGACGAAACCGTTGTTGGTGGACACGTTGGTGTTGGAGCCGGTGTATTTCCTTGACTTTGTGGTTCTTGCGGTTTTGGTTGTTCTTCCACAACAATACCACCATTTAATCCATTACGAGCAGCACTCAGAGCCGCCGCCTTAAACAACGCTGTGAAGTTTTCTTCATATCTACTCTTATCTTTTTCATATTGTTCCGATGTCATATTATCTACAGGGAATGAAGTTACATAATATTTCAACAATCCTCCTTGGTCTTGAATTTCGTTTATTCTACTTCCAAGGATGTTTCTCATATATGTTAGATATGCGTCGAGACTTCTGAATCTTGCCGCTGGTAGTTGCTTAACACCTCCAAGCGTTTTTGTATTCACACAGAAGAAAGAATTTTGAATAAAGTTTTCAGTCTGTGCATAACTATCCTTATCCAAAGTAATGAGACCGTAGTTATGCTCCCAACTCGAGAATCGACCTGTATCTGAAAGGCTCTTACTATATGCTCTGACATAACTTATCATGTATATCGCAGTTTGTAACGCAACATTGTTAGGGACTGACGCTTTAATCGCCGCAGCGAAGTCTAATTGACTTATAGATGTCTCTGAAGCACCTGTTGTTACCCATGAAATGTAAGACGAGTTCAGATTCGCACTACATGAGTTTTGTGCCGCTAAAGTATTTTCATCACCATCTTGAACAACATTATTAGCAATTGATTGAGTCGTTGTTCCTTGTGTTGTTGGTTGGTCTGTCTTATTAACAACTAAGGCTTCAATTTGAGTAAGAAGGTTTTGGTTGATTGACTGAATAAAATTATCTATCGGTGGTAAATCATATACCCCTTGTCTAACCCCTTCAAATTCAGTTATAAAGTTTCCCGCACTAATTGTGTGAGATACACTTGTAATCATATAAGGACCGTTGAACATTGGAACGTGTCTCAAGTTGAAATACATTGTTGGTTGAATTAAAGCATTTCCTAATGCTGTGACAGAACAAGTATAACTTCTACCTTTGTAGTAGTTATATAAACTGGCGTTTTGGTTTCCAACTGTTCTTGTATTTGTTTGGTTTGCCATTTCGAGAACAGACTGAATTGACTCGGAAGTCGCCTTTCCATTATCTTGACCAACACTAAACGATGAGAATATGTTTTGGTTTCTTATACCAATATCAACGTTAAACCCTACACATTTATTTGAAATCGCATAGTCAGTTTTTCCCAATTGGTCTTCTAATAAAGGAACCTCACTACTTCTTCTGAACTCAAAAGAATCATCACCATATCCCGAAACAATATTCGGTAAGTTTAGGTGACCTGAAGGTTTACCAACATAAAAACAAACCATCTTAGGTCCCGACTTTCTATAATCAACAGTTCTAAATGTCCCCCACAAATTATCCGCAAACTCTAAAGAACCTTCTGGGTTTGCAACCGTCAACCCATCAACATCTTGAACGTTGTAGAAATTAACATACGCAGGTAATGGCATAACAGTAAAGTTATTTTTCATTAGAATCCCACTAATCAAAGTATAAACAGACATTCCTTCGTTAAGGTAATTTTTACTCAACATACTTTTTATGTCGAATATGTCTAATATAATTGTGTCTCCTATGTTTCTTGATGCCCTATCTAAAAACAATATGTCTTCGAAAAGTGTTTTGGTTTTGAAATCAGAACCCGCAACCCATTTGTCATTTAATGTTTTGAAAACTTCATAAGTCTCAACCTTACCTTGCATACTTTGAATCTGAGAGTTGATAGTCGCCTCAGTTGGTTGAGATACGTTTGGTAATCCAGCTTTGAATCCGGATATCACTTGATTCAACAATAAATCTTGATATGTGTTGAGGCCATTCAGATAGGTATTTAGCTGACCTTTGAATGTTGAGTCATTCAGGCTTGGATTGAGTAGTTTCTGTGTTGCATACATCTTTATTAGTTTCGAACACAAAACAATGTTTTCAACCGTAAATCCAAGGTTGTTATCAGGAAAGAAATCTGTAATATATGAACCACTATCTTTATACATTAATTTTGGTAATGTTGAGAATCCAACTTCTTTTTCTAAAGCTTTCCACTCATTAGGATATCTTTGTCTTGATTGTGCCAAAGTAACATTACCACCAAGTGTAGGCACACTATTTGTAACGTATGGTGTAAAGGCAATCGGACTAACAACCCTTTGAACAGTATTTTGATAACTTACATAGGAGTCGAATATTCTTCTACTGTAGTTTGATGGATTACCATTTCTTAAAACAACATCATATTCCATGAAACCTTTAATCTGTGAATTAAAGTTACTAAATTGTTTGGTGATTGTATCTTGAAAAAGTGTTTCCGTTCTGTTGCTCGGGGCAGTTGGAAATACTGTCATGGTGCTCCTCATAAAACTTTGGAAGTTTCTGAAGTTTGAGTCCATTTGAATAAGGGTAGAATCTATCGTAGATTGATTTATTCTATAAGACACATTTGTAATTGGTTTACAATAATTCAAAAACTCCTGTTCCATCAGGTTCAGTGTCTTTGCATCAAAAACCGCAAATATTTCTTCGATTTTACTATATCCTGAGATAGGATTTAGATACATCGGAGACACTGACGAGTTTGAAGGAATATGAGTCATATACTCATTGTAAAGTGGTTTCCTTATTTCATCTGAGTTGAAATATCCATAGTTTGGTGCTGACCATAAAGTTCTGACAGAACCATTATACATTGATGGATTAAACGTTAGATTAACCACAGTATTTGCCTGAGTATCCTTATTCAAACATTCGAATTTTGTTTGGTTCAAATTTACACCAAAAGATGGAATAACATAATAATCGTCATCCAACCTTGCATTTGCTGATGGAACACAAACATTAGGAGTTGTGAAAGAATCATTAATATTTTTTGGTATCAAAACAGACCATGTTGCCAAAGCTAAACTAACGTTGTTTTGGCTAGTGTTGAAATTAGAATTTGGGAATTGATATAACAACATACCATCGTTAATAGATGATTGTATTTCCGATGATGTATAGTTTTTATAAAGATTTGACCCATTATAAAAATAATTAAAATCATTTACCAATTTCGGATAAAAACCCGGTTGGATTCTAATTTGTTGTGTATTTTGGGCTTGTAGTTGTATTGTAATTGTGTTCGATGTATCCTTTAGTTGCACATCGTATTGTTTCGAAACGTTGTTTGTTACAGGGTCGTAGTTGTTTATGTAGTCGAAATTTCTCCAAACACTATCTAAGATATCAACATTATCGTCAACATATTTTTTATATCTATGCCAAACGGACCCTAGTTTTAAAACCCAAGCGTAAGGCATTTTGTGAATTGCACCAAACTTATTAAACACTGATGCAATATAATCCAATTCCGTTGATTGACCATTGGTCTTATATTTTTCTCTTAAGGTTCCTAAAGGAAGAGAATTCAAAAATAAATAAGCAGCTGTTACATAGGGATATGTGTTACCAGTTCTATCACTTTCAACACCTTGTTGAATTGCATTTACGAAATATGGTGTGTTTAGAATAGAAGTTGACTTTTTTCCAGGCATTGCACCTGATGGAGAACTATATAAACTAAATCCCTCAGTTGGGATGAATTCATTCGGTGTTCTTCTCGTATAAAACTCATTTAATGTTACTTGGGAAGTTTCTAATGGTTGAACCAAGAAGTTTGGTTGAGTAACATTCAAATATGAAAAATTAGTAACAGGCCTGTTAGTTGTATAATCATAGATGTTTTCGAAGTTTGAAAGTTGATTTCTCTCAGTGAAGACTTTTAAACTTCTATTAGTATTATAAACTTGTTGTGATTGACTTACATCACTGTTGGCTAAGTTTGTAGCATTCCACGTATAGTCTCTGAAAGGATACGTGTCAATAATAAGTGGGTCGTTTGGGGCCTCCTTAGCCAATTGTAATAATTCACCTTTGTTCACATTAACCTGTGGCTCCAATCCTAACTCATCAGTTCCTAAAATACTGAACGGAGTTTCTACTTCAGCCTTGATGTATGGTGTTATGAAAAAGTCTCTAATAAAATCCTGCCAAGATTTTCCCGTCCCCTCGTTTGAATATTGTCTTAGGAATGTTGTAAAGTTAGTTGACGTGTAATTCGTATTTTTTAAATCAAACGCTAAAAATGGTGCATTCGTTCCAACAGATACAACAATGTTATTTGTGTCCGCAGCTTTATTCAAGTTAACAATTTGATTTTGTTGGTTCGCGGTTCCTCTAATAAAATTTGAGTAGTGTGATGTAACAAATTGTCTTTCCCATATCTCATACAAAAACTTTAGAACCTCTTTGTTTGCAAATGGAACGTTGGTTTGTGGAAACTCAATCGCATTTATACTAACCAATGGAGTAGTTCTTTGACTTTCTATAGGTGACTGAGATGTTGGAACAGAAAACTTTTGGTTCAAACCTTTCATGTATTCTTCAACGAACTCTACTTCCGGCCAACTTTCACTCAAATAACCTTGAGTTAAATCCACAACAGATGGGTCACCAATATAGGTCAACTGAAATCTACCTTTTTTATCGTCTGGAGATTCAATGAAAAATGATGGCCACGGGTATACTGGTTCCTCAGCTGTTACTAAACCTTGATTCAAAGTTGCGGCATTACCCGCAATTTTTGCATTTTTTCTTACTTCAATGTTTGGCGCTGAGGATACATTATTTTGTATCACTTGTTTTCTAACAGGGTCATTTTTAACATTCCAAGCATTCGTGTGAACATCATCTAAAAGTCTTAAGAAACCTTCAGTGTTTGCCATAATAACAGCAATAATGTTTCTTGCCGTAGGATTAAATCCAATTCCCAAAGATTGACTCTGAATTCGGTTTTTCAAATCCTGAGTTATTGCCGCCTCAAATTCTTGAAGTTTTTTATTCGCTTCAGTTGTAATTTGATTAATCGTTTGAATGAATCTGTTCTTCCCTTCGAATATGAATAAGGGTGGGTTAGTTTTCTTCGAAACTCCATTGACATTTTCATCTCTCTGAATCAACTTAAGTTCAATCTGTTGTTTAACCTGTTGTTCTTGCTCTGGAGTTGGTTTGTTAACACCCAAAAATTGTTGAGTGGTCTTGTTCAAGTTTACATTAGTGATGTTGAAAGAATCCAAAAGCATATCATAACCTAAGTTATTCAATTTGATTTCAGATGGTTGACCAACCCCTAATGTGGGGTTCTCAGTTAAAACTGAAAGATACTTTGTAAAGATTCCTTTAAGTTCTGTAATTGCAACCTCTTCTTGTGTTAAATTGTTAAATAAATTAGTTTTGAAAAAGTAAACTCTCGTGTTGTTGTCTAACACAATTGGCTTTGGGTCTAAATATTTAAATGACCAACTACTGTTTGTTCCATAAACTGCGGTTTGAAGTTCTGTTACCGACTTCAGGTAGTTTCTAACGTTTGTCAATGGCTCAACATTTACCTTAGGATATGAATTCACAATTTCCTGTTGGAATGTATCAAACTTATTAATCAATTGCATCATTGTAAGTTCAGGAAAATCAGGTGGTATTAACCCTTTCGACTTGTATTCACTATAAACTTCTACAATCTTTTGATAACCTTTTTCACTTACGAAACTAGCTGATGTTGAGGTTGACGCTTTTGAGGCATCAGTGTTCAGGTTGTTTGCTTGAACATTACTTGACTGTTGTTGTAAATTTTGGTTAGTTGTTGATGTGTTGGATGTAACATTACTGTTGTTAATGTTAAACCTTCTACTATACATGTGTGGTGTAGCAATCAAATGTGATATAGATATCTCATTCAAAACATTGAACTTGAATCCTTTGAATTCCAAACTAACTGTATAATTTCCTGTGGCACTGTTGAATCTTGCATTAAACTTTTCCAAATTGAGTTGGTATCTGATTGCCTGTCCATAGTAACCTTTTAATGTCAAATAAAATTGAGGATAAGGGAGATTAAAAAATGCGGCATATGGTGAGTTGTTTCCCAATTGGAATAAAGCTTTTCCTTGAACATCCTCAAGTTCTACCGATACTGTTGGAATAAACGATGATGAAACTTTTACACTAATACTCGTAATACCTAATAGTCCATTATCTACAACATTTTCTTGGTCTACGACGGTAGCACTTGTATACCCCTTAGAACCTGATTGTCCTAAATTAACTCTGTTTAATGGTTGGTTAGTGGCTTGAGATTGTAATGCATTTTTACCAGTCAACTCATCATAATATCCTGTTCCGAAATAATTGTTTTCACCTGGTCTTAAAAAATTGATTTTAGCAATCGAAACAGTTTGTCTTGCATTTGTCCCTGGAATGGCACCAACAAGAAGTTTTGTTCTTGGCAAAACATCAGCTTCAAGATTCGCATACATGATAAGATTCTCATGGTCAACCAATCTCTCATAAACTTTACCGTCATTGTTAATTGTTCGGTTCGGGTCAACAAGTATGATGTTATTGTAATCAAATTCAACATAAATGTTACCGTTGTTATCCGCTTGAATGTTACCTGCCATAATAATAAAAATAATTTTCCAAGGCTCCTTTATAATCCTGTAATGACGGAATTAACGGGAATGGAATTACGAGTATAGCACCATCGTAGATATTATTTTCTAAACCACCAAATTGTGGATTGGCTTGTAAAATTAGCCAACCGAAATAAGGTGAGTTGTAGAATTGTTGTGATACCTTATCTAATCTACTTTGTGCTACCTTATAAATGTATGTCTTGTCTGTAGTCTTTTGTGGAATATTCACATAAGGCACTACAGTCTGTTCACCATTTAAAAGAAACTCACTATATCTATTATAATAAGGAAATCCCATTAGTTAAGTTTTACTTTCGAAATAAATATTGCTCCTTGGGGGTCATTCCAAGTTAATTTATCGGTCGATTGGTTTGTTGATGCTCCGAGAGCTTTTATTAATTTTTGTTCATTATCCGAAGGATTAGTGTTTAATTCATAGTCAAACAATCTAGTCTTACTCGGAAATGGAGTATACTTTATGAAATTCTTGAGCTTATTTGTTTCCATTTCATTCAAGAATGACTGAGTCAAT